TGTAGGATCTAATAAAAATCAAATTAAACGATATCGAAATCCTGAAGGAAGTTCTCATAGTTTGTTAATGCAGTATTTTAAAGATAATAAGATGAAAGAAGTGAGTCTTACCAATCTTAAGAATTGGTTTGAATCACAAGGATATCGTCCTAATAGTTGCTGGGCTACGATTGGTAAGCTCATAGAGCTTAAGAAGCTTAAGAAACACCCGACCAATTCAACTCTTTATGTGGTACTTTAAATGGTTCGTACTATTGAACAATGGATGAAGATTCTCGAAGACCTGCCTCCAAAAGAAGCAGGTCTTAGGCTCACTAAAGACTTAACGCATTACCGAAGCGGTTGCGCGTGGGAGTTCGAAGATAGCATCCAGATTGGTAATGCTATGGAAGCATGGGCTAATCTGAAACAGGCTCCTAAAGAACCTTCTCTTGAGGGTATAAGAGAAGAAACTAATAAGCTCAAAGAAGATAATCAAAGACTGATTAACAAGTATCAGTCCACTGATAGTTGGAAGATTTTTTCTGAAGAAGAGCCTCAGTTGGCTCTTTTTATCATAAAAAGAGCTCTTACGCATGAATACGTGTTAGGGGTCTTGAGGTATGTGTCTGAGACTGGAGATTTAACTCCTCGTCAGTCTCGAAGAATACACCAGATCATTCAAGAAGCTAAAAAATAATGCTTGCATAATCAGAACTGATTTGGTATACTTACTAAGCGTTAAGAGCGCCGCATTCAGTCGCTCTGGAGGATAAAATGGTGTTCGTTCCGTCAGCTAAACAAGCTGAGTTTTTCGACTTCGTGTCCAGTGGACAAGGTTCATGCAATCTAATCTCAGTTGCCGGATCTGGTAAGTCGACCAGCATCCTTCGGAGCTTTCCTTACATTCCTGCGAGCAAGAAAGTTCTCTATCTTGTCTTCAACACTCGTAACAGCGAGGACATGAAGTCCAAGGTCAAGAACCTTGAGATTGAGACTGGCCGGTCCTACGCTAACGTCCGCGTGGCAACTTTCCATTCTCATGGTTTCGGTCTGCTGCGTTGGCATCTTCAGTCTCGCAACATCCAGATTGGCAAGCCTGACTCTAACAAGTGCCGTAAGTTGTTCAAGGAGATGGTCAAGGAAGAAGATTTCATTCTCTACTCTTCTTTCGTCACCAAGCTTGTGGCCTACGCTAAGGGCGAAGGCCTTGGTATTCTCCGTGAAAGCAATACGGAAGCGTACCTGTCGATTATCGACCATCATGATATGTCTCTCGAGCACGAGAAAGCCACCATCGAAAAGGGCATTACTTTCGCCCGCGCTTTGATGGCGACATCGTACAAGGCGGCCAAGGACGGCAATATTGATTATGACGATATGCTGTTCATGCCGCTTGCTCTGAATCTGCGTTGGTTCAAGCAGGACTATATCTTTGGTGACGAAATGCAGGATAGCAATCCTGTCCGTCGCGAAATTATGAAGCGTTCGTGCCATGCGAATACTCGCGTGTTCGCAGTTGGCGATCCGTGCCAGGCAATCTATGGATTCACGGGTGCTACTAAAGATGCTATGGACCTCATCAAGCATGAGTTCAATGCTATCGATATGTATCTGAACGTTAGCTTCCGCTGCCCGAAGGCGGTCGTTGAGTCGGTGAAAAACATTGTTCCTTACTTTGAGGTGAATGACACTAACAAGGAAGGCGATGTGTTTGACGTCACGCTGTCGGAAGCTCTTGAAATCCTTACGGAGAAGGATGCAATTCTCTGCCGTAACGTTGCACCGCTGGTCAGTTTGGCGTTCAAGTTGATTGGTCAGGGTCGCGCTTGCCATGTTCTCGGTTCAGAAATTGGACAAGGACTCATCAAACTTGTGAACCAGATGCAGGCGACTGATATTGATGACCTTCAGGTTAAGCTCACTTCTTGGCGTGACCGGGAGATGTCTGCTGCTATGGCAAAGGATCAAGAGCAGAAGGCAGCGGGTATTGCGGATCGTGCAGAGTGCCTTTTCGTGATGATGGAGTCGCTGCCGGAAATCACCCGCACTGTGCAGGGTCTTATTGGCCGTATCACTGCGTTGTTCCAAGACGATGAGCCTACACTGACCTTGTCCTCGATGCATAAGGCGAAGGGCATGGAGTGGGAGAATGTGGTTATCTACCGTTACGACCTCATGCCTTCTCCGTGGGCTCGCCAGCCTTGGCAGGCACAACAGGAGCAGCATCTTGACTATGTTGCTCGTACTCGTGCGATGAACTATCTTATGTTTATGGGAGACGTAAAATGATTTCGCCTTATGAACTACTTGATGAACTTTATACTGTTCCACCTAAACCGCCAATCAAGCCATCTCGAAGCGAAATGTGTCTTGCTATTGCCGAACACGATGCTCAAACACTCAGTATTGAAACATTACGCGAATATTATGTTGATGAGATGTCTCGTTGGCATGATGAATATTCAAAACAATCTACAATTGAAGCTAAATATGATAGATTAGTTGTTGGAAGGGCACCATCATGACTATTGCTAAGAGAATAACCACAATCCTCCGCGATATCGTATTCGCGCAGGATCAAGGCGTTGCAGTTGCCCAAGATCTTCAAGATGCAAAATTTGAATTGACCTTCATAGACCGGCTTATGGTAGCCGCTGATAACCAACGACTTATAATGAAGCACGAAGGTTTTGATGTATATGTCCGAGATAGTAATAGCGACAAAGCATTCATTCTTGGACTTGAACAACGTCCGCATAAGAAGCCTTGTGATCACGAATTTTATTTCGATGGCATAACTCCACTTTCAAATCCACCGACGTTTACTGAACTGTGCCCGAAATGTGGAACACGTCGAGTAGTCCAAAAATATATAAGCAAATAACAACTTGTGCTCAATTTAAGATCGGTTTACAGTGCGTAGTTTCCCGTAAGGTGTCAAATGTCAGCTCAAGAAGAGTTTGATAAACTTTACATCACTTCAAGTGAAATTGTTCGGCGTCTAAATATAACTCGAGGAGCTATTCCAAAAGCACGTTCCAAGGGAATGTTGCCTGATGCTATTTTAGTTGATCGTAAGCTTATGATATGGAAACGAGATAAGATTGAGCCTTACATTAAAGCTTGGAAAAAGAAAAGGGAAGAACGCATCGGAGTTGCATAAATGACATGGGCTAATCTACCCCGAGAATTGAAAGAGCGCGCGCAATGGTGTATCGCTGCTCCAGCCGGAATGTTTTCCGAGAAGGGTAAAGAGCCACTAACTTTAAGATCTGATGGTACTTTTACTTTTGCATCAGTAGTTGAGCCAGGAACATGGATGTCTTTTGATGAAGCAGCTCACATTGCTTCACTTCAAGGATTCCATATTGGCTACGTCTTAACTTCAGATGATCCTTATAGTTGTATTGATTTTGATATAAAGGATGCTAGCAATGCTCCTGGAAAAGAAAATCTCTGGACAACTCGTGAAGAATATGAATACTATCTTGATTCTATTCGCAGGTTTGATACTTATACAGAATATTCTGCGAGTGGAAAAGGTTTCCATGTTTGGGCAAGAGGAAAAATAGGTCGAGGTGTTAGAGGGTATGGTGTAGAAATTTACAGTCAAGAACGATTTATTATCAGCACTGGCGTTGTAACAAATAATAAGCCGATTGAATTTCGCGAAGCACAACTTTTATCTTTTGCTGATCAAATTCGTCCTAGATCGTCCGCTAATGAAATAATTCTAGAAAATTTACCTCCAGAAGATGATGATTGGTTTATTCTACAAACTGCCTTTAACGCTGAAAATTCAGAGAAATTTATTGCTCTGTGGAAAGGTAAATGGGAGGAGTTAGGTTACCCTTGACAATCAGAAGCTGATTTAGCTCTATTGTGAATGCTGACATTTTACTCAAAGAGTAATAGACAGGTTATTAATCTCTTCCGTGATTCTTCGCTTGGTCAAAGAGATAAAGCAACACGGAATACAGATTATCTAATTCGTACAATTAAAAAGATTCGTGCTCGTGAAGTCGCAGAACAAAGCACTCAAATTGGCATTGTGCTCGAATCAGATAAATTTAGAAGCGAACTTAAAGCAGTTCAAGAACAGATTGCTATTTTGCAAGGTGCTACAAATCCGGTTGAGGTGCACCCGTTGCACGTTGCAGGGTTAGCGGTACCGCAACAGCACATTCCTAACACTGCTGCGGCAATGGCTAGCAATGCACCCTTGCCCGCTACTGTGGTAGCGGCTAGCGAGGAGGGTGCACCATGGCCACCGGGCATAGCCGGAAAGATCGCACAATTTGTATATCAGTCAGCACCGCGCCCTGTTAAAGAGGTTGCTATAGTTGCGTCGCTAGGATTGCTGGCCGGTGTCTGCGGTAAAGCATGGCATCTTCCGCAATCTGGATTGAATATGTATATCACTTTAATTGCACAATCTGGAGTCGGAAAGGAAGCAATGCATTCAGGGATTAGTGCAATTGTCAAGGCTGTAACTCAAGTAGATCCAACATTTCATAACTTTGTGAATTTTGATAGTTTTGCATCTGGTCCAGCATTGACAAAGGGTGCAGCGATGAACCCATCCTTTGTTAATATCTCTGGCGAATGGGGTAAGACTCTTAAGAGAATGGCAGAAGCAACTGGAGGTAAAGATCCATCGATTTCTAGTCTGCGGCAAGTTATGACTAATCTATACCAAAAGTCAGGACCGCAATCTATTGTTGGAGGTATTCGTTATTCACAAGCTGATAATAATATTGCATCAGTTAGCGGCGTAGCGTATAGTATGATTGGTGAAACAACTCCAGGAACATTCTTCGAAGCTCTTACAGAAGATATGATGGAGGATGGATTTCTTTCTAGATTTCTTTCTGTTGAATATACTGGTATTCGTAAACAGGCGAATGAAAATCAACTTATGATACCAGATTCAGCACTTATTGAAGTTCTAGCTAACCTTGGAAATGCTGCAAATCGTGTGGTTACTGGCACGTCTCCTAGTATCCCAATTGGGAGAACTGAAGATGCTGCAACTATCATGGCTAATTTTGAAAAAGAATGTGATTCAGAAATTAATAAGTCCAATAATGAATCATATCGTCAGATGTGGAATCGCGCTGCTCTTAAAGCTATGAGAGTTGCAGGGTTGCTAGCTGTCGCAGATCACCATCTTTATCCTTGCATTACCGCACCTCAAATTGAATGGGCTATTGATTTAGTTCGTCGTGATATTGGTATTATGAAACGTCGTATTGAAATTGGTGATGTCGGCGTAACAGATAAATCGCGTGAGCGTAAACTTGCGATGATTATTTCAAATTATCTAAATAAACCGACACCTAAAAGTCATCAGGAAGCAGAAAGGCTCAAGGCTGGAAACGTTGTCAGTCGCCGGTATATTCAAGTCTATTGTGGTCAGAGTGCAGCGTTCTCTAAATTTAGAGGTGGCGCAGTTCAAGGAATGGATTTAGCAATTAAATCATTTATTGATAATGGATTTCTCGCTGAAGTTCCAAAAGAAAAAGCTCACAAGGTATATGCATATCATGGTAAATGTTATCAGATTCTTAATCTTCCTGGAGTAGGATCAATTGATGACGAATAAAGAACTAATTTTAAAGAAGATTGAAGAGATTCAGAAAAATCTTGAAGATCTTAGAATACTATTAGATGATAAACCTAAAGAACCATCTGAGAGAAAAGTAATTGGACATAAAATAACACTTGTAAAGCCGAGTTAGATGAAGTATACTTACAGAACCTTAAATAGTTGGAGCATTTAAATGCCTAATACATCGTTTAGTCATGTATTCACGTTTGTACGTGAGACAAAAGGAACATGGGTCTATGAAGTTAAGCTCGCTGCTGGTGAGCGAATTTCTGGTAATAATCAGGTTTATCTTTTGAAGTCGGAATATCCGACAAAGCCTGGTGAAAAGGTTGAGGTCAGTTACAAGGTTTTGTGATGACTGAGATTCCTCCTAATCCTGTTACTATGGATGAAGTTGCTCTATGGTACAAGACAAAGCTGGAGATTAAGAAACTCCAGACTTTGGAGAATCTTCTCCGTCCAAAGATCTTTAAGCACTTCTTCCCAGATCCTCGGGAAGGTGTGAACAGTGCTGTTCTTCCAGATAGCTATGTAATTAAAGGCACTCGAGTTATCTCTCGAGATGTCGATATTGGTGCGGTCAATGCATTCCGTATGCCTGGACCGAACGGAGAACCGTCTCAGTTTGAGCAACACAAGATCAATATTGATAACTATCTTCGGACTAAATATGAGCTGAAGGTAGCTGAGTATCGTAAGCTTACAGAAGAAGAAATTAAGCTGATAGACCAGTGCCTTATCATTAAGGATGGTATGCCTCAGCTTGATATCGTTCCACCGTCAAACAGAAAATAGGAGTTGAAATGAACAAGGAAGGTCGTTCAAAGCTTAGTGAGGCTGTTTCCAAGCTCAACGAAGCTAAAGGGTTGATTGAAGACGTTGGCAGCGACGAACAGGAAAAGTTCGATAACCTTTCTGAAGGTTTGCAGGCTGCTGAAGCTGGTCAGAAGATGGAAGAGAATGCAAATACGCTCGCGGAAGCAGTTAGCAGCCTTGAAGAGGTTATTTCCAACGTTGAAAGTGCTTCGGAGTAATCAAATGAAACCGATGCTCTCGAGTCCTGCGAAGGACATTAGATTTCCCGTTTACGCAAGTCCTAAGATAGATGGAATCCGTGCTTACGTTAAAGACGGAAAGCTTCTTAGCAGAACGGGAAAATTGATTCCTAATAAATATGTTCAGCGGACTCTTGGCATCGGTGTTCTTGATGGTCTTGATGGAGAACTCTGTGTCGGTCCGCCTTATGCACAGAATCTAATGCAGCTAACCACAAGTGGAGTGATGTCATTTGATGGTGAGCCCAATTTTACTTATTGGGTCTTTGATATTTGGGGAAATACTAAGACATTTGAAAAGAGATATGAACAGCTCTGTTTTGATGTAACAGGTAGTTATCCTAGAATTAAAGAGCTTGTAGATGCTGGTCAATTAAAATTTATAATTCAAACGTATATTAGAGATACAAAGGAACTTATTGCCTACGAACAAATTTGTATTACTGAAGGTTACGAAGGAATTATGATTCGTGATCCCGAAGGGAAGTATAAATACGGTCGCAGTACCGCTAAAGGCGGAGAATTACTTAAGATTAAACGTTGGGAAGATAGCGAAGCTACGATTCTCAGCTTCAATGAATTTATGCATAATGCGAATGAGCTCCAAGAAGATAATTTCGGGTATGCAAAGCGTAGCAGTCATCAAGCAGGGAAAATTCCTATGAATACGCTTGGGTCTCTTGTATGCCGTGATATTCATAGCAATCAGCTCGTTGATATTGGTACGGGTTTTACTCAAGAACTTCGCAAAGAAATTTGGAATAATAGAGACTCTGTTAAGAAACAGATTGTCAAATATAAACACTTCGCTAACGCAGGTGTCAAAGATGCACCTCGTTTCCCTGTCTTTATTGGCTTTCGTCATCCAGAGGATATGTAATGGTATATCGAAAAATGGATCACAAAGCTCTTATTTCTGAAAAAGAAATAGAGCAATTAGCCAGAGAACGTAACTATAAGACCCCTGATTATCTCTTTCCTCCTCATGGAGGTCGTCCACCTTCCGATGAAGAAGTACGTAAGGCTACTATGAAATATATCAGTCATTCTCAAATTTTTCAAGGAAAGAAACGAAATAAGTAGTTGCCATAAGCACTTAGAAACAGTATACTTGCTGTTCGCTTGGGAGATTAAATGCCGATTCAATTTACGACATCAGCTCAAGAAGCTGCTGTAAACGGTATCAAAATGCTCGTTTACGGTGACTCTGGGATGGGAAAGACTGTTCTATCTGCCAGTCTCCCTAATGTTGTGATGTTGTCAGCTGAATCTGGTGCACTCTCTCTTTCTGCATCTAATCTTAAAAAGATCTATGGTACCATGCCTTACGTATCTCCGGTACCAATGATTCTTATTAAAACTGTCGATGATTTGTCTGAAGCGTATAATTGGATTCTTAAATCAAACGAAGGTAAAAATTTCCAAAGCGTAGCACTTGACTCTATTAGCGAAATAGCGGAAACTGTATTAAACAACGCGAAGCGTCAAGTTAAAGATCCTCGCCAAGCTTATGGTGAGCTTATTGAAAAGATGGAAACTGTAATTCGTGCATTTCGAGATCTTCCAGGAAAGCATGTCTATATGGCGTCTAAAATGGAGCCAAATAAAGATGGATTAACTGGAGTAATTAAGTACGGTCCATCTATGCCGGGTGCAAAGCTTGGACCGAATCTTCCATACTTTTTTGACTTTGTGTTTCGTCTTGGTATGAATAAAGATGCTCAAGGACAAAACTATCGATTCTTGCAGACTGCACCTGATTTACAGTTTGTAGCCAAAGATCGTAGTGGTAAACTGGATCCAATAGAATATCCTCATCTTGGAAACGTGATCGCCAAGGCTCTATCATAGCAGATCACACCAATTCGTTAGACCGCGATACGAATTGTTTCCCTAAGCGGTAACTGTAGTGAAAGGCTTTAGAATGGTTCAGCTTAATTTCGATGCACGGACAGTCGCACCCTCTCAGGGTTTCGAAGCTGTTCCGGCAGGCTGGTACAACGTCATGATTGACGAGACGGAACCGCGTCCGACCAAGGCCGGTGATGGCAATTATCTGAATGTTCGGTATACCATTCTTGATGGTCAATTCCAGAACCAGAAGATTTTCCAGCGTCTGAATCTTGACAATCCGTCAATTCAGGCGAAGGAAATTGCTTATCGTCAGCTTTCGGCTATTTGTCATGCTCTTGGTGTTCTTGTGTTTACTGACACTAACGAGCTTCACGGTAAGCCGCTTAAGGTGAAGGTTAAGGTTCGTAAGGATACCGATGGTGTCTATGATGACTCCAACGATATCACTGCGTACAAGAACATTAACGAGCCGACGCCTGGTGCTGGTAACGGTGCTGCGCCATTTGCTGCACCCGCACCAACTGCTGCACCTGCTGCACCTGCTGCGCCGCAAGGGTTTACCCCGCCACCCGCTAGTGCACCCGCACCGGCAGCAACCCCGCCGCATGGTATACCGGCGGCAACCCCTGCGGCACCTGCATCTCCTGCGGCACCTTGGAGTCCTCCCGCAGGAGGTGCAGCTCAACCTTGGAACACGGCTGCTCCTGCCACGCCGGCTGCTCCCGCTACACCCGCAAATCCGGCGGCTCCGATTCCGCCTTGGCAGCGGTAATTAAGACAAGATTGCGATGGGCATCTTGTTTTGATGGATGGATGGAGCGCTTACTCCTGTGGTCGCTCCATCCATTTCATTTAGGAGTCAAAATGAATCGTAATGTAACTATTCCATCTACGACTCTCGCTGCAATTGATAAAGCCATCTCAGATGACCAAGGTAACAAGTATCGTTACTGGCTTCAACAAGTTCTTCCTCATATTGCAGATGCATACAGACAAGATGAGGAAGAGAACTTTCGTTCGCACTTAGGAGCATCTATTCTCGGAAATGATTGTGCTCGTGCAATCTATTATTCATTTCGTTGGTTCACAAACAAAAAATTTGAAGGACGGATAATTCGTCTTTTTAATCGTGGTCATATGGAAGAAGCGCGCATGATTGCAGCGCTATTGACTATTGGTATTGAAGTATATCAGCAAGATGCTTCTGGGAAACAGATGCGAATTGTTCATGCTGGTGGCCATATGGGTGGGGCCTGTGATGGTGTAGCAATTAAGGTTCCAGAACTCGGTGATACTCCTGCATTAGTCGAGTTTAAAACTCATGGGGAAAAATCTTTTCTCAGTTTAAAGAACGATGGTGTTCGTCAATCGAAATTTGAACATTACATCCAAATGCAGACTTATATGAGCAAGATGGGTCTTGCAGTTGGTTTATATCTTGCAGTCAATAAAAATACAGATGAACTTTATGGTGAATTAATCTCTCTTAATTCAGAGATTGCTGATGCATATCTCGACCGCGGAATGCAGATTGTTTTTGCATCAGAACCGCCTAAGAAATTAAATGAATCTTCTGGATATTATAAGTGCAGAATGTGCGATCATAGACCTGTATGTCATCTAAATGCCACACCTGAATTTAATTGTCGAACTTGTATCTCAAGTGAACCCTTGTCATCAGGGGAGTGGCAGTGTACACTAGCTAATCGGTTACTTTCTAAAGAAGATCAACTCAAAGGTTGTTCGAGTTATAAAAGCATATGATTGAATCTAGAGCATACCAGACAGAAGCCGTTAAGTCACTCTATGAGTATTTCGGTCAGAAGTCTGGTAATCCAGTTATCGCAATGCCCACAGGTACGGGTAAAAGCATTGTAATCGCAGACTTCTTAAAGTCTGTTTATACATATTGGCCTAATCAAAAGATACTAATCTTAACCCATGTCAAAGAGCTGATTAAACAGAACTATGAAAAGCTTTTGATGGTGTGGCCATTCGCGCCTGCTGGAATCTATAGCGCTGGATTAAAACAACGAGATATTCGTTCGCCCATTATTTTCGCTGGTATTGCATCAGTTGCAAAACGTTGGCCAGAATTTGGCCGCATTGACATGGTAATCATTGACGAAGCACATTTGCTTGGTCCTAGTGATAATACCATGTACCAGAAATTTCTTGAAGGTGTACGATCAATTAATCCTAAACTTAAAGTGATTGGTCTTACCGCTACGCCATATCGTCTTGGACATGGACATATTGCCGATGGTACTCTATTCGATGATGTATGTTTTGATATTACCAGTCTTGCAGCGTTCAATCGTTTGATTGCAGAAGGTTATCTCTCACCTTTAATTCCTAAGAATACCAAGCGTATCCTTGATACAACTGGCGTTCGCATCCAAATGGGTGAGTTTAACTCAGCTGACTTGCAAGTAGCAGTTGATAAGAATGAAGTTACATATGCTGCACTCAAAGAAGCATTAGAATCTGCACACGACAGACATCATTGGCTTATCTTTTCTTCTGGTATTACGCACGCCGAACATATTAACGAGATGTTACATGGTTTCGGAGAAAAATCCGCAGTAGTTCATTCTAAAATGCCTACAAAGGAACGCGACGATAATATTGCAGCGTTTCAAAGAGGTGAACTTAGAATG